CCCACATACCTGCATAGCTTCGCAGTCGAGGTAATGGTTCGGGCGGTCGCCGATTTGCTTCCACGTCCAACGTCCTTTTTCGTAGGTTCGACTCTCAGAGTCGAGCATATCAAGGTAATCCTGTGGACAATTCGAGGGTACTTCCCACAGCGGTTTTTCTGTGTTCTTGCGTAAGCGGAACAGCGCATCCTTTACGTTTAGGTTGCTCCAGAAGTACATATCTGCCACTCGGCTATAGCCAAGGTTGACTTGGCGCTTAGGCGAGTAAAATCGTTCAACCTGCTTGCCATCTTTTTGGCGATGGGTAAAAGTGGTGCGCTTATCACCCATAAGTGCAGTCCAGCCTTGCTCGGCACAATGCCCGTACACTTCGTAGCTCTGGTAGCCGCAGTCAATGAACACAAGGTTGCTTTGTACACCAAAGCGGGCTGCTAGAGTGGCGATATCATCCCACGAATGCAGCTTCTCACAATGCATCAGGCGGGAACTGCCGTCCAGCCCCCAGGCGCGTACCACTGCATAGAAACATTCTCGCTGAACGTCCACAGACAAGAAGCGCAGCGGAACCCCGCCAATGTTGCCCTCTTCTTCCCAGTACTCGCCCATGAGATAGTCACCGGGAGTCGTTTCAATATGAAAATCCTCGTGAAACTCGTTCCAAGGAAGAGCCAGACGTTTCTGGTAAAACTGCTGCAGCTGGGTGTAATCTCCCTTTCGGGCTGCTACTTTAGCACGGAGATAGAGTTCCGCCAACTGCCCCCAACTCATGGTCGCAATGGCGTTCCAATGGTAGCCCACATATTCTGAGGCAGCGTTGGGATTCTGCGGAACAAATCGGGCATGTGCGTTCAGATCACGCCGAACATCGTCCCTGTCCTCAAACACGGAACGGCAATGGGCGCAGCGCATGTGGGTGGTTGCGCGTACCTTGCGATAATCGTAGTTGCCATCTGCATCTTTGCAATCCTTACCCCACTCGATACAGTTCCAAGTATAGGCTTGCTCTGTGCCACAATGCGGACAGGTGAACATCCATTCCCGCTGGTCGGTAGTCTCGAACTTGGTATGCGTATCATCACCGGCAAAGCCTCCCTGTGAACAGAAAATACACTTCCCGAGCCAACCGAATGCGGTGGTTCGCGCTTCGGCTTCTGCCATGTGACCTTGCGGCCATCGCCAAGTCTCGTCACCAATCAGCCAGCGGATAGAGCGGCGTTGCAGGTTGCTCTTATTGTAAGCTCCTGCTACCCAAAGCGTCATGCCATTGGCAAAGTGGATGGTAGTATTACGCAGCTTGTACTTGTCTGCCGGGTACAAGGCTTTGACTGGCTGGCAACAATCGAACAACTTGCGGAGTCGCCCCTCGGCTTGGTCTCGGGCGTCATCATCGTTCTGATCCAGCCAAAGTGTGGGCCCAGGCAGATTGGAAATGATGTAGCAGAGTGCCACCTCAATCGCGGTGGATTTGGAGCTCTGCACGGCTGCAATGATACTCACCAAGCGGGTGCGCGGATTGACCATCTCCTGCATGACTTCTGCCAGCATGGGAGAGTTCATCACCCGGAATCTGCCGGGAATAGGTGAGTACGGGATGTTTTCGATATGTTCTTCTGCCCACTTCCAGACTTCCTTGCGGTCAGGCGGTGTCCACGCCTCACGCCACAGGTCTTCCAGATATTCGGTTTCGGGCATATTCGAGAACTTGCTTGATGGTTTCCGGGGTAAGTTGGTTATATACCAGCCGAATTACAGTCCATCCTTGCAAGGTGGCCGTCAAATATTTCTCGGCATCTGCGGCGAATCCTTTGGGCGTGAGGTGGCGTCCCCGGTTCCATACGCCACCCTCAATCTCGATAAGCATTTTGGCATCCGGCCAAGCAAAATCGGCTCGCCAGCGGCGTTTCGGCTCAAATCGGTATTCCCTTACAAGCTCAGGCCCACCTGCGGCATCCCACAGCGTGGCAAATCGTTCTTCGAGCACGGAATTAACCTGTTGAGCTTTCACACCTCATGGGCGAAAGTCAAAATCATGGGGTCAGGCTTTCCGGCTTCCCCTCGTGTAGTTCCATCAATACTTCATCTATGGCTTTGGAGAGCAACTCCTGAATATCGGGAGCAGTAAGTCCGGCAAGCTGTGGCGGCATTTCTTTTTCAAACTTGGAGCGCAGTAGATTCACCACCCGACCGCAGCGGCTCAGCCACGCTTCCCTCACTAAATCTTTGAGAATATACTCTCCCTTTCGTACCGCCAATCGGAACTCCCGTTCATTGATTTCTGCCAAGAGCTTACGGATTTTCAGTCCCTCTTCATCACCGGGCTCCGAACCATCCAAATGCTTCTCGTGCATGAATCGCCGCCATGCCAATACATCGTGGTTGCCGTTGGGCTTCGGAACAGGTGCGCCCTCCAGCTTGCGCCAGTTGCTGATACTCCGGCGAGACACGCCCAGGGCAGTGGCTAAATCGACCACGGTGCTTGTCTCTGTGATGGTAGGGTCGCCGCCTTGCCCGGAACTGTAGGCGATACTCTGTAGCAGCTCCACCTCAGCTTTGGTGAGCGGCTTCTTGGATTTTACCTTGGTTACAGCTTGCTTAATGGCATTGGAGCGATTGACCTCCAGAACGGTATCGGCTTGGGATGGGGTGATATTCGACATACGAGGAAAGCCCCTGTTCAGGGGCGGGGATGAGGTTGATTAGTATTCGTCCGGCAATAGAGCAGTTGTTACGCTTCTGTCCCATTCCGTAATGACCCAGAGAACTCGGCCATCTTCGAACTTGTAGACGCTTAACACCCGGCAGGGATTCTTCGGGTTAAGTGCTGCATCGTTAGTCTTCTTGTCTTCATCGCAGCAATCGCCCCAATCTCCGTAGGAATGACGCTTCATGCACTTGGCGATTTCCTCGTGCGTAAATGCCTCGTTTGCCCCAGGGGTGACAACGGTTCGCCCCAGCTTAACCTTAATCCGGCATGCTTCCACGAACCACGGCGGGCGAACGGTACAGGCGGTGTGTTCCCACCAGACTTCCTCCAGCTTTTCCGGGGATACGCCCTCTTCCGTTTCGAGGGGAAGATATCCTTTCCCTTTCGTGACGTAGCCCCATTCCAGCTTGCGGGTTCCATCCTGCATGGCGAAAATGCGTACCTCGTTGGAGTGGTTGCTTGCAAATCGGCGGGGGTATCGGAATGCCAGTCCGCCGAGGTATTTCTTCTCAGGTTCCGCTGTCAGGGCAAGGAAATCCTTGCACCCGGTGCAGACGATGATATTCTGCAAGCCGCCCGCCAGTTCCTCTGCTATCTGGAGTGCGATTTTCTGGGCTTGCGCTTCTTGTTCCGGTGTGTACTTGTTACTCATTGTGGTGTATGGTGTTAATCAAGGAAATTGGAAAGCCACTCCTCTTTCATGTTCTCCGGCAGGAAGTGGATAATGGTGGAAATAGGCTGAATGTCGAAGTCGTCCGTGACTCTGTACCATTCCAGTCGGCGCATACCATCCGGCAGAGCTATCACGATTGCCATGTTGGCTCCATTGTGCGTTTTCGCCTTGCCGAATGTGACGGTGATACCGCCACGGTTGAATGAATCGGGGTCGTGTACAACCACCTGACACTCTCTCGGCTGTTTATTTTCTCCCCAGAGCTCGTATTGTAGCGTTTCTGCATCTACCAAGGCTCCCGGCCATGCTGATTTTATTACCTCTTGCATATTGCTTTTTAGTGGGTTATGTATCTTTTAGTATAGCATATTTGCGGATTTTTGTCACGCAGTTTTTTACTCTTTTTTTTATTCACAGTAAGCGCCTTACATAAGCAAAATCGCCTACATGTCAGTAGGCGGGAAAGAGCGAAAGCAAGTGGGAACGAGGATGCTCATGTCGGCATATAAAATCTCTTTGGTTTTAGGGAATGAAGTGGGAACGCTTTTGATTAGGCGTTCCCACTTCCGGGCGGGTTCCAGTCGTAAGCCTTGCTGATTACAAACCGATACAAGAATCAACGCATTGCACGCAGTCAGCATCAACCTGAATCAGCATTTTCCGAGATTCCACAGATGCAGAAAAAGTGGGAATGGAGAAAAAAGGGTGTGCGCGGTTTTACGACTTGCCAAAGACGGGTGGCCGCGAATCTCTCGCGTAAATAGATTCCTTAGATTTGGTGTTGCACGCGCTCTCAGGTCGTGTGAGGCGGCATTCTGCGTGAATGGGTCGTTTCATGTCGAAATTGTCCGTATTTGGGTTATGCTGAGACGTTATAGGGGCGCTCACGGAGCCGATTCCAGCTCTTCGAGGCGAGATTTCACGCGCTCATAGAAATCAGCTATATTTTCGGTGAGTTCGATAGCCTGGGCGCATTGTTCGGCGGTGTATGTCTCGGGTTCCTGCTTGTCAACCCAGTCCGAGAACTTCAGGGCATCCCACAGCGGAGGAGCACCGGGGGCGGCTCGTTCAGGTAGGTCAATGAGACCAAACGGACGGTCGGTGTTCTCGCCCAGCTCCGGGTGAGCGATGTGCTCCGGGATAGGCTGACCTTTTTCATCGAGCTTAGGCTTAGCATTGTGTTCTCGCACGGTCTTACGGAACTCACGGATTGACTGCTTATTTTCAGAAGCCGCCGTCAGCATGGATTCGCGCGTGGCGTAGTCTCCGCTAATGCAAGCGGCTTCCTGATGGTGGGTGAAGCTGAGGTTCGCATGACGCTTGTCGATAGGGAAAGCTTTGCATACCCGCACCATCATACGCAGAGTATTGATGGAGTACCCCGTAATGTTTGCTGCTTCCTCGTATTTACTCCCGGTATGCTGATTTCCCCACTTCTTATCCAGTAAAAGCAGAGTATCACCAAGCAACCAGTTACAGGACTTGTGCATGGAAAGCACCGTTGCGAACAGCTTATTGGCCTCTGCAGACGAAAGATTGTCGTCATGTACAACAAGCCCGGTGACTGTAAGCTCAACACCTGCGACCTGAATAGGAGCAAGAGAAAAGTTGCTTGTGTAGTCGACTACACAAGCAGATTCCGTAGTCGCTGGATTCTCGAAAAGTTCTGGTGAGTTAGTGGTCATATTCTATGGAATCGAAGTCAAAATTGAGGGGAAGTGAACGGCTCAGGTGGCCGAGTCGGTTAGCGTTGCGAGATTTTTCGCTGCGCTGATTGGATAACGGAGGCAAACCGAAGAGAGATTCGAGCTGCCGGACGTGGTAGTGAAAATCCTGCTTGCTCATGCCAAGCGAGCTGGCGTGAGACAGGAGCGTACCGTGGCCTTGCAGATAGCGAATGGCTGCCCATGTCAGGCGAGGATTCCCATTCCGCTGTAAAAATGCCCGAAGCAATTTTCGGTTATGCTCGGTAGGCGATTCTGACAGCGAGTGTTTCTGACGTTTCTTTTCCACGACAGACAATGGTCCTTTGTCAAAGCCGCCATCTTCACGAGGTTCGTTGTCACCGACAAGCTGCTCAATACTGTGACCATTGACAGCCCAATCAAGGCGTGGTTCCAGCAGACCGAGTTTCTGGGCGCGTGCCAGAGATTCGGGTGAAAGTGACTCCATCCATTTCTTGGTCTCTGCGGACTCATAGGCGGAGCGATAGGCGCGATTCCGGACGGATTCGCGTGAAGCGTAGTCATCGTGGCTCATAAGCGGACTCCTTTCTGGTGGTTGAGAGTATAAGCTGCCAGGCGTGTCATGTGACACGTGACATTTCCAAAAAATATTCCCCCTATATACAAAATAAAAAATTCACATTTTCTAAAAACGTGTTTTTTTATTCTCACACACATTGATTTTCGAGAAATAAATGACTTAAATGACACGCCACTTGTTACCCGCTTAGAATCAATGCATCTAGCCGTGACATGTTGCCGTGACATTTGATTTTTGAAATGACACGCCGGGGAACATGTCACGCTACCCGAGTACATAGTGAACGCCTTTTCAGGCTGCTTAGAATGGGCATTCTTCATCGAGATAGTCCTCCTCCCTGTTGTTGTTTGAATAGCTCTCGAACTCAGCGCGTGTAATCCACCATACCCGCCCGGAATGGCAGCGCTGGTAGCGCAGCGGAAACGAGCCGGATGCAGCCAATGCTCCCATATTCTTGCCGATGGAATGAGCCGTGACTGTACCGCGCAGCATTTCCTTAATGGCATCTGAACTGAGCATCTGCTGCAAGAACCATGTAGCTGAGCCCTCCAGACGTTCCAGCTTCGGATCAGCGGCAAACATATCGCGCACATAAAGACTCAGGATTTCACCGAACGCTGATGTTGAGCCGGAATTAGTTGCCTCAACGGCCAGCTCTGGATGGAGATAATTCTTCACCCCCCAGCGTGCGTCACCAATACAATGTTCCGGGAACTCCCAGTTCAACAAGAAAGCGCAAAGAGCCCCCATCTCCTCGCGTGCGTGACGAGCGGCATCCTTGTCGTCCAGCACTTTATCAGAAGCCTTGAACAAGCTGATTTTATCGGCATTGTTGATATCAATGTCGGGTAAGATAGCCAAGCTCATGGGGTCAGTATTCAGCGTGACGAGAATACGCCCTTGCCAATCCATGGTCAGCGAATCCTTGAACTTACCTTCAAAAACATGCTGACGGTTGGCTGCTAGTTTTTTAAGGAACTTGGAAAATATGCTGCGCTCCTGATTATTGCCCTTGGTCACGGTATCATTGCACGTCCATACGCCCACCTCAAAAAGGCGGGAATTAAAACGTGTCGAGCCCAACACATAGTCGGATGCATCAGAATATCCCCCCATGCTGGCACCGTACAAGCACTCCGTCAGAAAGTTCTTACCTACACCTCGGCCTCCGGCTATAAAGATAGTATGGCCATTTTTCGGTTCTCCGAGGTATGCATTGCGGTAAGCATAAGCCCAAGCAGCCATAAACTTCTCGCGCTGAATAATGTCCGGGAAAAGTCCCTCCATGAACTGGGCAATCCAAGAAAAGCCATCGCCCCAGGACTTGCCTTTTTCCATGTCGGGAGGATAGACTTTCAGGAAACTTGTATTGAGCACCGGCTTTCCGTAGAGCAAGGTCTTGCCGGGTTCCCGGTAAATAAGCGGCACAGCAGCCTCCAGCGTATTGCGCTCCATGATTTCACCGAGCATATCCTTGACCTCACTCTGGGGGTCATCCTTTTCCGTTTTCGTGCTGAATCCGAATCTCTTGGCCAAGCGGGTCTCAACATTCATACGATTTTGCATCGTCCACGCAAAATGCAGCGAGCCATCCGGGGACACGCTATCCGTAAGCACATAGAAATTGTTGCCAATGCAATAGAACTCCCTGAGCACTTGCCCAATACGGTCATCCATGTACTGCTCGATAAAGACCTGACCAAAGATGTCCTGCCATGACTGAAAAGGGAATGGCCCGGTGAAGCAGACCATACCACGCTCGGTCACAATAGCTGCGGAGTGGTTGTCTGCTGAGCTGTCCCAGAAGCGGCAACCACGGGAGCCCAATTCAAACTCGCCCTGCCAGCGACCGGGGAAACGAGTTTTCATTTCGTCACGCACGCGCTCCAGCGGAACAATCACACCCGAGCTGTTGCCCATGCGGTGCTTATTCATAGCAGCATTGAACCAGCGGAGGCAACGGGCTTCCGGGATGGGCGTGGTATGAAGCTGTCTCCATTCCCATCCGGCATGGTAATACTGGGAAGAATTGTAGAATGCGTTTTGGTCGAGTGGCCCGAATGCGGTGGCCAGCTTGAGCTCCTTTTTAATGAGGTCAAAGAGAATCTGCTCAAAATCTCCACCCGGTAAAATCGGGATAGGGCATTCCAAAAGCCATATAGCGTGCGTACCTCCTGAATATGAAGTTGATATGAAGTTCGGCTTGTAGGACATCTTGCTGAGCTGGGTAGCTCGGCGCTTGTCTGAAATCTTGGCATCGTAATCAGCCACCACGGCAATCAGAGCTGCAGCAGGGTTATTCCGGCATACTCGATTATTCGCGTTGATGCCACGGATGCCCGAAAACAGGCAATCTTTTGTAGCGGGGGAGCTGATGTGCGCGTGGTATGCAGCCTTGTCCGGGAATGAATCGTGGGGAGCAATCGGTGTTTCCCAGGGCTTGCCGAACTCCACCACATGAGCGGTCAGATTCGGCAACATGGGGAGCCGAACAGAGGTAACAGGATTTGATACCTCCGAGGTAGCAGAGGTAGCAAGATTTGATACCTCCGAGGTAGCGCAGGTAGCAGGATTTGATACCTCCGAGGTAGCAGAGGTAGCAAGATTTGATACCTCCGAGGTAG